TCATTCGGATTCTATGAGTACTCAGCACCGCAGTACTGCAAGATAGACGATCGCAATGCATGGGCTCTGGCTAACCCCTCACTGGGGTACACAATCACGGAGGAAGCGATTGAAGAGGCGATCGCTACTTCTCCTATTGAAAATACTCGGACTGAAACACTATGTCAATGGATCGACTCATTAAGTAGCCCTTGGCCTCATGGAGTGCTGGAAGAAACTAGCGATAGCACCTTAGAGATGTCAGTTGGTGCTTATACAGTATTCGGCTTTGATGTTAGCCCTTCAAGGCGTAACGGCTCACTTGTTGCGGACAATTATTGCCAGATGGCAGAATTGGCATTGGAATCCTAGAGACTTACAGTTCACAGGTTGCTGTGGATGAACTAAAGATGGCAGCTAGTATAAAAGCATGGTGTGACATTTATCGGCCGCGCCTAGTCTGTTTTGACAAGTACGCCACACAGACTATTGCAGATCGACTGCACAATTCTGGAGTTATGGTTGAGGATGTTTCAGGCCAGCAGTTTTACAAGGCTTGTGGCGATCTATTAGAAGGCCTAGTTAATCATCGAGTCGTTCACAATGGGCAGGCAGAACTGATCCAGCAGATGAATAACTGTGCCGCTAAAGTCAACGATTCTGCATGGCGCATCATTAAGCGAAAGTCAGCTGGAGACATCTCAGCACCTATTGGCTTGGCAATGGTCGTATCTAAGTTAATGATCCCTCAGCCTAAGCCTCAGATTTATACCTAGACACTTCGTGGCGTGTTGTCTATTTACTTGACAAATGCTACACTTTATGACTATGGGTCTATTTCGCAAAACACAAGCAACCACTCCTAATAAGACATCGCTTACAGCGCAGTACGCCCCTACTATTATGGGCGAGAATCTTAACTCNCTATTCAATTATGTATTGCCTCGCGTTCAACGCAATGAGGCAATGTCAGTCCCTTCAGTAGCTCGATGCCGCAATCTTATCTCTGGTGTTATTGGCGGTCTGCCACTTAATCTTTACCGTAAGTCAACAGGTGAACAATTAGGCAATCCAATCTGGTGTGATCAACCAGCAATAAATCAGCCTCGATCAATAACAATGGCATGGACTGTTGATTCACTAATGATGTACGGCGTGGCTTACTGGCAAGTTACAGAATTGTATGCAGAGGATGGACGNCCTGCTCGGTTTAAGTGGATTCCTAATGTCAAGGTTACATTTAACACTGATCTTTATGGCATGGAAATCACTCAATACTTTATAGATGCTGTTGCAGTACCAATGTCAGGTCTTGGATCTATTGTTACATTCCAAGCATTTGATGAAGGCATCTTAGAACGCGGATCTGAAACAATTAGAGCTGCTGTTGATCTTCGCAAAGCAGCAGTTATTGCAGCAAGCACTCCGATGCCGTCGGGCGTGTTGAGGAATAACGGTGCCGACCTTGATCCTAAAGAAGTTGCAGGATTACTTGCATCATGGAAGAACGCTAGACAAAATCGCGCTACTGCTTACCTAACATCTACTCTTGAATATCAGCCAACATCATTCTCACCTAAAGACATGATGTATGACGAAGCACAACAATTCTTGGCTACTGAAATTGCTCGCTTGTGCAATGTACCTGCTTATCTGTTATCAGCAGAAGCCAACAACAGCATGACTTATGCCAATGTGCTTGACGAAAGAAAACAATTTTACTCTCTAACCCTGGCTCCTTATGTCTGTGCTATCGAGGATCGTCTCTCAATGGATGACATTACTGCTAGAGGTAATGCAGTTAAGTTCGATGTGGATTCTTCATTCCTAGCAACAGAGCCAATGGAACGCTTGTTAGTAATTGAGAAGATGCTATCTCTTGGCTTGATCACAGTTGAGCAAGCAATGGAGATGGAAGATTTAACACCTAACGGAAGTGAAGGAATCGAATAATGGAAAATCAGGTAATTACTTTTACCTCTGGACTTATTGCCAATGTTGAGGAACGCTTAATCTCAGGCAAGATCGTTCCAGCAGGAACAGGCGAAGTCGGTAACACTTCAGCAGGTAAGGTTGTATTCGAGAAGGGCGCAATCGCACTTCCAGAAGATGCTAAGACTGTCAAGTTACTAAACCAACACGATGCTCGTCAGCCTCTCGGTAAAGCAACACAGTTTATCGAGCAAGAAGATGGCATCTATGCATCATTTAAAGTTTCACGATCTAACCGTGGATCAGAAGCTCTAATCCTTGCAGAAGAAGGCTTGCAGTCTGGCCTGTCTGTAGGAGTAGAAGTAATCAAGTCAAAGCAGAAGGGCAATGTGATGTTTGTATCCGCTGCCAAGTTGCTAGAAGTAAGTTTGGTAACAGAGCCAGCATTTAAGTCGGCTCAAGTTACCGATGTAGCTGCTGAGGACACTCCAGAAGCAGTAGAAGAAATCCAACCAACAGAAAGCGAGACAGCTGTGGAGAATACTCCAGAGACAGTTGCAGCACCAGTAGAGGCAGCAGCAGTTGAAGCTGCTCGTCCTGTTGTTACTGCAACTACATTTGTGCGTGAGCGCATTGCACCAATCACATCAGCGCAGTACCTAGAAGCCAACATCAAGGCAGCACTTGGTGATGACGAAGCTCGTCGCGTAGTTCGCGCAGCGGATGACTCAACATCAACAAACACAGGCCTTACACTTGCACCACACCTAAACACTTTTATCACTGACACCTTTACAGGTCGTCCAGCGTTCGAAGCATCAACACGTGCAGCACTAATCGATAACGGCATGAGCTTCACAGTTCCACGCCTTTATACAAACGCTGCTTCAGCAGACACTGCACCAACAGTTGCAGACACAAACGAAGGTGCAGCACCATCAGAAACAGGCATGACATCTGCATTCGACACAGTCAACGTTAACAAGTTCTCAGGACTACAGCGCGTATCATTCGAGCTTGTAGATCGTTCATCACCTGCGTTCATGGAACTAATGATGGTTGAACTTCGCAAGGCATACGAGAAGGCAACAGATGCAGCACTTCTAGCAGAGTTTTTTGGTTCAGGTACAACAGCCGCAGCAACAGCAGCGACAGCAGCAGGACTACAGTCATTCATATCTGTAGAAGGTGCAGCAGCATACAAGGGTACAGGCGGAGATTTTGCTAACAAGCTAGTTGCTTCAACTGACCAATGGGCTGCTATCACAGGATACGCAGACACAACAGGTCGCGCACTCTACTCAGCACAAGGCGCAACATACAACGCATCAGGTACAGCAGTAGCAACATCTGTTCGCGGAAACGTTCTTGGAACTGACTTGATCGTAGATCACAACATCACAACTTCAGGCGTAGTCGATAACTCAGCATACTTGGTTGCTCCATCATCAGTGTATGTTTGGGAATCACCACAAACACAACTTCGTGTTAATGTATTAACATCTGGCGAAATTGAGATCAACCTTTACGGCTATTTAGCAGTTTACCTTGCTAAGTCAGGTAAGGGCGTTCGCAAGTTCAACCTAACTTAATAGGTTACTAAGTCGCTCTGAGGGGCAGTGCCCTTCTGCCCCTCAGGGTCTTTAGAAAGGATTGAAATGTCAGTCACAACCGTTGCTTCTTTGAGAAGCACTCTTGGCGTGGGTACCTTGTATCCAGACGCGACCCTTCAATCTGTTTGTGATGCATCCGATGCAGTTCTTCTGCCGATGCTATGGAATAACTATCAATTCAATTCCCTACAAAGCAACACAACTACTGAAGGCACTTTGTACTTTGACACAGAGATCCAAGATGTGTTTTATGTAGGCCAGTCGGTAGTGATCACCGGTAATGGTTCACCATTCAACGGCACAAAGACACTAACAGCAGTCGGTGAAGATTCAATAACATTCGCTGTAACTGGTAGCCCAACAGCAACAGTAAAGCATGCAGTTGCTCCATTAGGTCAGGTAGCAGGTGCAACCAATGTTGACTGGACTACCGATGCAGCAGTAATTCAAGCAAGTTTGATGGTATCTGTTGAGATATGGCAAGCATCTACCGCCACCCTTTCAGGCAGTAATGCTGTCGATTTCCAGCCAAGCCCTTACCGAATGAGCGCACAGCTTCTCGCTAAGGTGCGAGGATTGATCGCCCACGCACTAAGTCCTAATTCGATGGTGGGATAATGACAGTTGCCATCACACTACTTAGAACGACACTAGCCGAGGCTCTTCAAGACGATAGTAAATATCAAGTCTTTGCATTCCCTCCAGCCACAGTTTTAGCCAATTCAGTTATCGTTACTCCAGATGATCCTTATCTGACCCCTAACAATAATCAACACATCACTATTAGCCCAACGGCCAATTTCAAGATCATCATGACAGTGCCTTTGTTTGACAATGAAGGCAATCTTAACGGCATAGAAGATACTGTTTGTAGCGTGTTCGCTAAGCTCGCAGATTCATCTTTGACCTATAATGTAAGCGCGATCAGCGCACCTAGCGTTCTCAATGCTGCTTCGGGAGACCTTCTCAGCTGCGAGATGTCCGTCAATATCCTTACGAGTTGGAGTTAATATGTCCGAGTGGGAAAAAGAAAACGAAGCCTTCTTGATCAAGATCGGGCAGGTAGCACCAACAACAGCAAAGCCAGCAACTACAAAGAAAGAAGAGGAATAATCTCATGGCTGTATTTCTAAATAACAATGTGGGCGTGAAGATTAACTCTGTTGATCTTTCAGACCATGTCACAGCAGTAACAATCAACCGCGTATTCGATGAGCTAGAAGTTACTGCAATGGGTGACACAGCACACAAGTTCGTTAAGGGCTTGGAATCATCTACTGTCACAATCGACTTCCTTAATGACACAGCCGCAACAAATGTCCTAGCGACACTTCAGGCTGCATGGGGAACAACAGTCACAGCAGTATTTCTACAGACAAAGGGAACAGCAGTATCTGCTACAAACCCTTTGTACACAGTTTCATTGCTAGTCAATAACACAACAGACATCAATGGTGCTGTTGGTGACATCGGCACTCAGAGCATCACATTTACTGCTAACTCAACAGTTGCAGTAGCAACATCAGGCACATTCTAAACAACTAACAAAGGGGCAAACCATGGCAAGACTAAAGATAGTACGACAAGATGGAAGCGTATTAGAAGGCGAGATCACTCCAGCAGTGGAGTACTCATTTGAGCAGTATGCTAAAAAGGGTTTCCACAAGGCTTTTCGCGATGAGGAAAAGCAGTCGGATGTTTATTGGTTAGCTTGGGAAGTCACTCGCAGGTCAGGTGAAACTGTTAAGCCTTTTGGTATGGATTTCATTGAGACACTAAAAAGTGTCGAGGTGCTTGATTCAGACCCTTTAGCTTAAAGCGCGATCTTCCATTCACCTATCTAATTGCTCGCTTGAGCATTAGGTTGCAGATTGCGCCACAGCACTTATTAGAGCTAGATCCAACAATGCTTGAGGCTTTGTTACAGGGTCTCAAAGATGAAGCGAAGGAGATAAGCGATGCCAGCAAGCGTAAAGGGCGCAGTTAAGCTTCGCAAGTCTTTACGCCAGTTCAGCCCTGATTTAGCCAAGGCATTACCCAAAGANATTGGGGCAGCCTTAAAGCCTATTACACGGGCTGCTAGAGGATATCTACCAGATGATGGTCAAGTGCTTAGCGG